ATAAAAATGTCCGGGAGCTAAAGGCAAATCTTCACCAAGACCAGGACTTCCGCCTTTAATAAATCCCTTAGTAACAATGTTACCAGAAGCCAAATCAAGTTGTTGAGTAGGACTTTCCGTCCCAATCCCCAATCTCTTATTCACATCATCCCAAAACAATTCAGAAGTTTCTGTATTAACCCATTTTTTTAAGGTTGCGTCCCAAAAAGCCATCTGCCCTTGTGCAATGCCATCGTTAATATTTTCTTTTGATACAGCGTCTAAGGAGGCTGTAAAAGGATTAAAAGTAAAACTCATTATGTTTTTGTTATTGAAATTATATTATTATCTGCGTCATAAGACAATGTTAAAGTCGCTACTGTATCACCACCTGCTTTATAGGTTACTGTTTCAATTTCACCTGCACCATTTCCACTAGCAACATAAGTTAAAGCTATATAATCATAAGCTGGTATTTCAAAACCAACTAGACTTTGTATCCCTGCAATTATATCGTCTTGTTTATCTTCTGTTGCTAAAGATTCTGATTGAACATATATCGCATTTTTTGTATCATCTAATTCAACATCTAATCTAGTATCTGAATGACCATCTTTTATTTCTACTGCACCTATTTCTATATCACCGACTTCTAATTCTGCTTTAACTGGTAATGGATTACTATCAGTTATTGGAGAACCATTTTCATCCAATAAAGATGTTTCTTTTTTTCCTCCTCCACTCCCTGCTGGATTTGATATATGTATAGGTGGTATTAATTTATCTATAAATTTACCATCTTTATCAACTAATTTTACTGCTAATGCTTCTTTTGCTTTTTTATGTTTACTTATATCAATTTTAAATATTTTTTCTGATATAGTATCTAATGCTGTTATTATATTAGAAATAAATGGTTCTAGTATAATTGGTTTATACCATACAGGTTTTTTTATTCCAATTTGTTTATTAATATCAACTTGTACTTTCTTTGGAAAATTATTAACCTTTATTTCTTTTGGAAATTCATTCTCTTCTGGAAAATTAGTTACTTCTATTTTTGTTTTCTGTTCTGGAAAATTATCTATTGATATTTTAGTAGGATATTCTTTCTGTTCTGGAAAATTATTAACTTCAATTTCTTTAGGAAATTTTTGTAATGATATTATTTCTATTAAATCGTTTAATAATTTTTCTAATTCATCTACCTTTATTTCTTTATTTTTAATTTCTTTCAATAGTATTCCTAAATTATTAAATTCATTACTATAATCTTTAAAATCAATCTTATCTAAAATATTATCTAAATCTTTTCTAACCAAATCTAAATTATCATTTGTTTTATTATCTTTCAATAATTTAGTAATCTCCTTTAATAATTGTAATGTCTTTGGTTCATTTAATTCTGGTTCATCTCCTAATTCTTTATTTAATTTTTTTATTAAATCTAAATTATTTGACATCTTGTTCATTATTAAAATCTTTTACAATTGATTTTCTTAATTCTATTAACCTTTTCTTTTCTTCTTTAATATCTTCATTATCCTTTTTTGTTTTTCCTTTTATTTTATTTATATCATTCATTTTTTCTTTTAAATTACTTATCTTTTTTTCATATTCTTCTTTTGTTTTATCAACTTCAACTATAATAACATTCTTTTTATCCGGTTTATTTACTTGTTTTTTGGGTTTAATTTGTTTAGTTGATTTGAATACGGGCATTATTACACATCTGCAGGATGGATGAAGAGGAGGTGCTAATGTATCACCATAATCTAAATCCATTGTTCCTCCATCACTATTAGATATACTATCACCTTTATTAAAATAATTTTTTCCTAAACCAATTTTTTTACCTTGTAATTCTTGACAAAATAAACATGCACCGGGATTAGCATACCATTCTTTTGATTCTACTAAACCACTATCTTTAAATGCTTGTTCACTTGCATTATTATTATATCTTTGTGTTTCTGTAGTTGCTATTTTATCTGCTCTATATTTATCTGCTTTTTCAAACATTGTTCCTAATCCCCTTTGTAGATCTAACATTGAACCTCCACCACCTATAATATCACTTACCATTGTTTTGATTGCATCATTTGTTGTTGCTGTTGCTGTTTTTGCAAATTTTCTACAATCAGATTTTAATAATTTTGAAACTTCATCTGTTATTTCCATTTCCATTTCACTTTCCAAAAGTTTGAATGCTTCATTTCCCGCTTCTTTAAATAGTTCTTCTAATATTGGGAATTCAATTTTAAGAGTTCTTGCTACTTCAGTAGTTGTATTTAATTTAATATCTTTATAAATATCATTAGTATTAGTTTTAATTGATTTTAATTTATTTAATCTACCAATTACATATTTTCTTTGTTCTTGAAATATTTTAATCTGACCATCTTTTACTTTCTTTACATATTTATTATATATAACATCTTTCTTTTTCCAATCTTTTAATTTTTCCTCATCTGTTAATTTACGAACAATATTATCTTTTTCTTTTAATTTTTTCTTAATACCTTTTTTTACATTTTCAACCATATCTTTCTTTACTTGTTCAATTTCTTTATCAATTTCAAAATATTTTTTATTTTTAGCCTTTATTGATTTTATTCTATCATCATATTTCTTTTCATTCTCTGAATTTACCAAAGGAGAGGAACCTAATGGAACTAAATTCATTGGTTGATAAATTATATCACCATTATCAATTTCAGGTAATCCTTCTTTATTTCTAACTTCATTAATTGTCATCCATCCTGATTTTAATGCACTTTCATGTTTTTTAATATTAAGTTCTTCATCTTCAGGAACTGGACTGACAAAATCAAAAAACATTTTTTCTGTTCCTGAAAATTGAGGTAATAAAAACTCATTCAACTGTTGAACAAGTCTTTCCATTTTTGCTTTAATTGTAAATCTTGTAAAAATATAATATGCTGCTTTAGCAGAAGCATAATTAACACCATCTGTTTGTGATAAGATTGCTTTTGGTACTCTGAATATTCCTAAGATTTTATCTCTTGAAAACTTTTGCTGTTCAAGAAAATCCATATCCTTTTGAGTAGATGACATTTTTTCAAATTCCATATCCCCAAATAGAACCATTGTCTTATGAGCATTTTTTAATGATTCATAATTTTTCTTTAAACTTTTCTTTAATAATTCTCTTTGTTGTTCATCCATTTGACCAACTTTAACTTTCAATACTGAATCAGGGTGAGCTGAATTTTTATAAAATGTTTTATTCCATTCTTCTGAATAATTATCAACATCAACTGTAACTCTTGCCATTTCTAAAGTTCCAATTCCACGAAATGGATTTGCTGGATTTGGTTGTTTTAAAAATATTACATCATCTAAACCTAATGGGATTGTTTTACCATTTCCTATATTATATTTATATCCTGTAATTAATCTATCTTGATCTGTTACTAATGAAAATTTATCAGGACTTAAAAAATATATACCAGTTATTTTTCCATTTTGTTTATTTAAAAACCAAGGACTTTCACCAGTTAATTCTAAATATGATTGTGTAATCCAAAAATGGTCAAATTTTGTAGTAAAATCATTTACTTTATAAATTAAATCTAATACTGGATGTTCAAATACCTCTTCAACTCCATCTTTTTCATATTTATATAATTTTATTTTGATACTAGCTACTTCATCAGAAATAACATTAACACATGCACCAACCCATCCTTTCATTTCCTCTAGATATATTTTACTTTTTGATGAACTATCCCCATATTCACTCATACCAAATGCATCAAAACCATTAACATTAATTGGTTCTGGTGTTTGTTCTTCTTTAAATAATTGTGTAAATTTTTTCCAAATTGACATATAAAAAAATCCTTATCTCTTATTAGGTTTTATCCCATGAGATAAGGATTTTTACTTATATCTTTCCCTTGAAAAAGAAGTATTATATCCTTTTAATAAAAATATTAAAACTTTATATTATATATTAATATTATATATTATTTTTAAAAAAATGTCAATACTACATAATAAAAATATCAATAGGTTTTTAAAATTTAATTTAGTTTAATATTAGTGATTTTCTATATTTATATAAATCTTTCAATATTTTTTAAATATTTTTTTAAATTGTTACTATTAAATTTTTCAATTTCATCAAAATTAAATATATTATTACAATGAGGACATTTTATTTCTCCATCTTGTAAAAATGGTTTTTTTGTTTTAAAAAGTATGATTCCATTCTCTTTACATTCACTACTAGGGCAATGCCAAATATAATTCATTATTAGTAAATTTTATTATTTATTTGCAATATTTTTATACTTTTTTAATACTTAATTTTACATTTTTTTAATTTCTTTTCTAATTCTATAATTCTGTTATATAAATGTTTTTTTAATTTAAATTCTTCTTTAATGTGTTTACTATTATTTTTCATTATAACCAAATTTTCAGGTCTATTATCATCTCTAATACCATTAAGGTGATGAACTACTTCTTCTTTTGTTAAATATCTACCAATCTTTTTTTCCATTACTAATCTATGTTCATAAACAGTTCTATTACTAGCAACATTAGGATGATTTGGTGAATATATTCTTATATATCCATCACTCTTACGTTTTCCACCATTCCATCTGGGATGTCTTTCACCACTTATACTATTTGAATGATTCATTATTTTTATTTCATAATATTTTAATCTTCTATAAATAGTATTTACAGAACAATTCAAATCATTTGCTATATCATATACACTTTGTTTTTCATTAAAATATTTTTGCTCAAACCATTTCTTAGATGGAAGTTTAAAACGAAATGGTCGTGTAAATTGATTTTTTTGATTAAGATACTTACTTGTCATATAATTGTATTTAATTTATTAATTCTAATACAATTATAACATACACTATTTTTTTTGTAAAGTTTTAATAAGCGTTTTATATTCATCAACAGAAAAATTTATATCCCATTTTTCTTTCAATTCTATATACCCTTTGTTTGATTCCTTTATGCGTTCTTCACAATTTATAAATCGTTTTAATTCTTCTGTATTATGTGCAACAGGCATACCAATTGCTTTTGCAGTTAATGTTTTATTATTACTTTTAAATTTCCATTTTCCTGTAGTTCCTTGAGGATTAATTACAATATCAGATTTTAATATATTTTGATTAATAGTATCAACTTTATATTTTATATTATCAACCTTTATTTTTCCATCATATATTTTTGATATATTAAAATTACCATCTGATACAACTAATAAATCTAAGTTTAATTTTTTCAGTTGATTTATAACAGGTTTTAATATATCAAAATTATCACTATATCCATACCAGCAAACTCTTTTTGCATCATTATCATGTATTTTTTTCTCTTTAAATTTATTTAGATCAACTCTATCTGGAATACAAACTACTGGTTTATCTGTTATTTGTCTTAGTGCTATCGCTAATGCTTCAGTTGAAGTAGTAACTGCATCACAATATCCAATCATTTCTTTTACTTTATATGCCCAATGGAGCCAATCAGGATCACATAAATCTAGAATCTTTATTCCTTTGAATACTTTTGCATGTTCCAAAAAATAAGCTTTTTGATAAATTACTACATCATATTGTTGTCCTTGTTTAAATAATTCAGCTTCCTTCCAGTTGTCTACTAACCAATGACCTCTTATTCTTGATGAACCTAAATTTTTACGCCCATGAAAAGTTTCAAAAGTTAAAATCCCGCATTTATATTTTTCTAACATATTATTTATTCTTATTTTTATAATCTTCAATAACCCATTCCATAAACTCTCTCCAATCTTTTCTATATCTATCACCATTAAACTCTTTTAATGCTGTCTTTTTACCTTCCCGTCCTATTCTAATAGCTGTTTTATAATCATATATTAAACTTTCAACTATATCAGCTACTGTTTTTGGATTACGAGGCATTATAAATCCATTTTTTCCATTAACAATAAATTTATCTGCATCATGCCACGGTGTAGTAATTACACAACATCCAGATAACATTGCTTCAGTTCTTCCTCTACTCATTGGTGCTTCTTTCATCGGATGAATATAAATTAAGCTTCTACCAATAAATTCTCTATATTTAGTAAAATTAGGAAAATTAACATCTACTGTTATTTGACAAAATTGTATATCCCTTTCTTCTAATTCTTCTCGTATAGCTGCTAAAAAA